GTCTATCTCTGAGCGTTACAGGAGCAGCACAAGCGGATCCCCTGAATGACCTTGTAAACTCTAGTCAAGCAGTTGTAGATCAGTTGAATATTGGTTATAAGACTGTTGCAGGGTTACGCTACAATGCAAATGCAGGTTACATTGCTCCCACAGGAATGGTAGACAATGCTAAGATTTCGGAAGCCCAGAGGGTAGCATACAACGATGCTATGAGTGCGATGGCAGACATGAGTTTTTATACGGCGGAAGATTTCCTACTAGACCAAGGAGATATTGCGTTAAGTAACATGGAAACAGCTATAGATACTTTTACAGAAGCTGCTACAGAAATAGCAGTAATTCTAGAAGTAACCACACTAGCAGAAGAAGCTGCACAGACTGGAACAAATGCAGATGCGCAAACAGTTGCAGAGTTTGCAGAAGCAAATGAAGCGTCCCTCACTTTACAGGCAGAAACCGTCACTGAGTATAATAGCTCTTTAGAGGATATAGAAGGCTATGCTCAAGAAGCAGCTGCCTATATTGGTATCGCAAACGATGCAGACTCTGTTGCCTTTTTCGACAGTAGCGCAGAGCAGGCAAACTCTAGTTTTGTAGATGAAGTACAAGCTAGTTACCAAGCTTCAAACAATTGGGTTAAATTAGACTTTGATAATGTAAATTATGCTGCTGCAGTTTACTTTGATGGTACAAATGGTCTAGACTTGTTCGTAAGCAGTACTCAGGTATTACTCGATGGAGAAGGACAAACGTTTTACACCAGTAGTCCAAGTTATGTTGGCTATGAATGCTTCTTCTACAATACGGGGTGTGACTAATGTCTTTGGAAGAAACAGAGGTAAATGTTGGTGGAGTAAGATTTAAGGGAATTCACCTCGCAATCGTATTTGGAATAATATCTAGTATCGCAGGTACAATATGGACGGCTTCTTCTATTTACTCAAGACTAGAAGCTGTAGAGGCGTATGAGATACCCGACATTACAGAAGTAACAGAAGAAGTCCATTTAATTAAACAAGAGTTACAAGCTAATGACATCAGTCAACTTCAAGGTAAATTAGCAGTATTACAGACCAATCTAGAAACTATAGTAGATCAACAGCAAAAGCTATTACTTATACAAGAAAGAGTAGTAGCCGCAGAAAAAACAGTTACCGAAATGGAAACAGAAGTAGAGAAGGCGGAATTAGCCGTTGATAGAATAGATAAATTTGATGTGTTCTTACAGGGCATGGAAGGAAAATTTAAAAAGATTGATAAAGAGATTGATGATCTCTGGGAAGGGTTAGATACCCTCGCAAACCCTTTAGGGTAGGAGAAGTACTAATATGACACCAGAAGAGTATATGGAACAACACGAGAGACTTTGTGAAGAGCGAATGCTCCATATAAAAGAGCGTCTCGATGCTGGGGGCAGTAAGATGAATCGGTTAGAACTACAAATATGGGGGGTTTATGTTGTAGTTATACTTAGCGTAGCACTCCCACAGTTTTTAGGATAAATAATATGATGTGTCAAAATCCAGATTGTCTTTGTGTCGAAGAAGATTGTTGTGCAGAAAACTGCGCAGAGAATGAAGAATGCCAATGCTGGCAAAGTAAAGAAGGAGAACAGGAATGAAAGTAGTAAGAAATGCAGGTCGTGATTCACAAGTTTTTGAATTACAAGAAGATAATGGTACCGTAGTAGGTAAATTCTCTAGCCGAGCAGAAGCAGAAGCAGCTATGGGTAACGAAACTCCTGTAGAAGCTGCGCCTGTTGTAGAAGCTGAAGCTCCTGCTGAAGCGGAGCCTGTTGTAGAAGATGAAGGCGAGGTCTGATTTTGATCAGCCCTGCTAAATATGCAGAGTGGGCTAGTCTAGCTTACTTCGACCCTACGAGTGTTAACCTTGGTAGAGATACTTTATTTATCGAAGCAGATAATGCTGAAGGATATATCTTTAAGTATAAGAACTTTGATGTAATATCTCTACGAGGTACTCAGCCAGGCCAGTGGAAAGATATTGCTGCTGATTTAAAATTCTGGCGTATGGATCCTGCAGGTACAGGAGAGAGAATTCACTCCGGATTCTGGAGAGAAGCGTTTTCTCTCTTACCTGCTGTTATTAGAAACACTGACCCCGAAAAGCCTGTGTGCATAACTGGACATAGTCTTGGAGGAGGTATGGCTGTCATTATGGCAGGATTCCTAATGAAAATGGGATACGATGTAGTGGATTTATATACCTTTGGGCAACCTCGAGTCGGAAACAACAAGTTTGTAAAAAGGATTGAAGCAGGATGTAATTGGCAGCGTTACGTAAACAACAACGATGTTGTGCCCACTGTTCCTCCTAAAGTTTTTGGACTAATGTTTAAAGACGGTGGTACTCTCCAGTACATTAACGCAAACGCTCAAGTTATAGAAAACTCAACTTGGAAAGAACGCATGAAAGATAAACTAGTGGGTATCAAAAATTCATGGAAGCAAGGTAAATATTTTGACTCTTTTGCGGATCATTCTATGTCGTGCTATAAAGAACACCTAATTAAAAACAACAAAGAGTAAACGTATGTCTCTAGAAATTAGCAGGTCGGATGTCATTGGTACTGAACTAATGGACTATCCGGCCGAAGATAGATTTATAAAACTACCAGTAAAGTCTTATTTGGATTTATTAAATGTGGATCCTATTCCCTCCCAGATCTCTGTTATAAATGCAATTAACAATCCCAAATATCGATTTATATGTGGTGCTCTGTCTAGACGGCAGGGTAAAACATATATTGCAAACATCATTGGACAGCTCACCGTATTGATACCCGGATCTTCTGTGCTGCTTATGTCTCCTAATTATTCTCTTTCCCAGATATCTTTTGACTTACAAAGAAACCTTATCAAGCATTTTGATCTAGAGGTTGTAAAGGACAACGCAAAAGACCGCGTAATAGAACTATCTAACAACTCTACTATAAGAATGGGATCCATCAATCAAGTAGACTCAGTAGTTGGTAGAAGTTATGACTTAATTATCTTTGATGAGGCGGCTCTAACAGATGGCAGAGATGCATTTAACGTTGCACTACGACCTACACTTGATAAGTTAAATAGTAAGGCTTTGTTTATCTCAACGCCCCGAGGTAGAAATAATTGGTTTGCTGATTTCTTTTACCGAGGTTTTAATGATGAGTTTCCAGATTGGTTATCTATCAAAGCGACATATCACGAGAATCCTAGATTTAGCGAAGATGACGTAAAAGAAGCTAAGAAATCTATGTCGACTGCTGAATTTGCCCAGGAGTATTTAGCAGATTTTAATACTTATGAAGGACAGGTTTGGAACTTCGACTATGAGAAGTGCACCACCAATTTAGATAACTTCAATCCTGAGGGTATGGATATCTTTGCAGGGTTGGACGTAGGGTATAAAGATCCTACTGCATTTATTGTTATTGCTTATGATTGGGATACTGAAAGCTATTATGTGCTCGATGAGTATATAGAAGCTGAGAAAACAACAGAGCAGCACGCTATGGAAATCCAAGAGAGAGTAATGAAGTGGGACATAGATTATATTTATATTGATTCCGCAGCTCAACAGACAAGGTACGACTTTGCACAAAACTATGATATTAGTACTATTAACGCGAAGAAGTCTGTACTAAATGGAATTGGTCATGTAGGGAATATCGTTGATAATAACAAACTGTTTGTTAACCAAAAATGTACTCACACCTTAGAGTGCTTGGACCAATATCAGTGGGACCCTAATCCTAATTTAATGCGTGAGAAGCCAAAACATGATAAGTTTTCTCATATGTCAGATGCTTTAAGATATGCTTTGTACAGCTTTGAAACTGCGAGTACCAGCTTTTAATTGGTACCAAGAAAAAAATATGTCTTGACATTAACACCTGAATCTTGGTATAATTTTGAAAGTGGAAAATCGTAAATGGACCTAAAGAGAGACCTAGTAAAATACGTTAGGGATAAAGCTAAATCTAAGTACCAAAAGAGTACGGAGTGCTTTATCTGCCAAAGTGAGGAAGAATTAGACTTCCATCACTTTTATGGGTTAACAGAGTTATTAGATATATGGTTGCGCAAAAATAGCTTAACTATATCTACAGCTGAACAAATCATGGATGTACGAGATGATTTCATCGAGGAGCATTTAGAAGAACTGTACGATGAAGCAGTTACTCTTTGCCATACTCACCATCTTAAGTTACATTCCATATATGGTAAAAGGCCAAAGTTAGTAACAGGACCCAAACAGAAACGGTGGGTAGAGAAGCAAAGAGAAAAGTATGGCTTGGTATAATAATATCTTCAATAGGCAGGAAAAACTAAATCCCGCACAATCTATGATCGCATACGATCAAGGATTGACTATTGGCACGACTGAAAATTATAGAAGCTATGCCGCTGCGTACGAAGAGCTAGAAGTAGTTAACCGTGCAGTAAATATGATCGTAGATGATTCAGCAGAAATTCCTGTTGATGTAGGAGAAAAACTAGCCTTAGACCCCGTCTTTAAAAATATTCGTAAATCAAGAGTAAAACTGCTTTTGAATCACGAGCCTAACCCTTTTCAGGATATTAACACATTTAAAAGAAATTTAATCATTGACTTACTTATTGATGGCAACATCTTTGTATACTTTGATGGAATGCATCTTTATCAGCTACCTGCTAGAAATGTGGAGATTGATACAGACGAAAATACTTATATTAAAGGTTTTGTATACCAAGGAAAACTTAGCTATAGCCCTCAGGAAGTCATTCATATTAAAGAGAATTCTTTTAATTCAATGTACCGAGGAGTTCCTAGGTTAAAGCCAGCATGGAGAACCATGAAAGTTTTAGGTTCAATGAGAAAGTTTCAAGATAACTTTTTTAAGAACGGAGCAGTACCTGGCTTGGTTATCAAAAGCCCTAATACTCTCAGTGAAAAGATTAAAGAACGTATGCTTGCTGCTTGGCGAGCAAGGTACAATCCTGAAGCGGGAGGACATAGACCTCTTATTTTAGATGGAGGATTAGAGTTAGATACTTTATCGAATACTAACTTTAAAGAGCTAGACTTTGCGGAGTCTATTAAAGCTAATGAGAATATTATACTTGAGGCTATAGGAGTTCCCCCTATTTTAATGGACGGGGGTAATAATGCAAATATTCGCCCAAATCACAGACTCTACTATTTAGAGACTGTACTACCTATAGTTCGCAAGATTAACTTTGCATTTGAAAGATACTTTGGATTTGACTTGCAGGAAGATACTAGTAATATCCCTGCCATGCAACCAGAATTGAGAGACCAAGCCGGTTTCTACTCGTCGCTTGTTAATGGCGGAGTAATGACTCCAAACGAAGCAAGAATACAAATGCGATTAGAACCGCTAGATGGCTTAGATGGAATACGAGTTCCTGCAAATGTAGCAGGGTCGGCAGTAGATCCTTCCCTAGGTGGACGGCCAGAAGAGGGTACTGAAGATGACGGATAAGGCAATATCAGATATTGATTTTAAGCCTACAGAATCTATGGCTAAGGAAGCCCAGAAAGGCTTGGATTGGCGTAAAGAATATAATCGAGGTGGCACTCAAATAGGGGCTACTAGAGCAGGGCAGCTTATACGACGTGATACTTTGTCAGCTAGCACTGTTAAAAGAATGCATTCCTACTTTAGTCGACATGAAGTCGATAAGAAAGGTAAGGGGTTTTATCCTGGGGGTGAAGGCTACCCAAGCGCAGGCAGAATTGCATGGGCTTTGTGGGGTGGAGACGCAGGTCAATCTTGGGCTCGCAAGAAAGCGGGTCAGATAGATAGAGAGCGAGACAAGTCACAGGTTAGAGAAGATGTTTTTACTACTCAAGCAGAAGCAGAAGCTAGAGCAGAAGAAATTGGTTGCGTAGGCACTCACTCCCATGATGAAGATGGGAATATTGTTTTTATGCCATGTGCTACCCACGATGACTATTTAGATGCTGCAGAAGAAACAGAGACAGCAGAGAAAGCAGTTTCTTCTCAAATGAAAGCAGCCTTAGCTAAAAAAGCTAAAGATCATAATGAAAAGGTTGGAGATGCGAAGACTAAAAGAACTTCTACTCGAACCCTCATTTCGGTATTTAATAGAGGAGTAGGGGCTTATCATACTAATCCAGGGTCAGTTAGACCCGGTGTTAGTAGTCCCGAACAATGGGCATTAGGAAGAGTAAACAGCTTTCTATATGTACTAAGAAATGGTAAATTTAGAAGTGGTAAGCATGATACTGATTTACTACCTAAAGGACATCCAATGTCCTCAAAGAGTTTGGAGACATCTATGAATAAAATGTTTAATTTAACGTCCGTATTTAAGTCTGAAGCATCTGATGATGGTACGATTAAAATACGTGGCTATGCAAGTACAAATGATACGGATAGGTCTGGAGATATAGTAGACAAAGACGCCTGGACTAAGGGCGGTCTACAAAACTATCAAAATAACCCTATCTTGTTATTTAACCACGACTACAATTCTCCTATCGGCAAGGCTACTAGCCTTAGAGTTACTGATAAAGGATTAGAGATCGAGGGAATAATCAGCAAATCAGCAGGTAAAATCGCTGAGATGGTGAAAGAAGGCATTCTAGGCGCTTTTAGCGTCGGTTTCCGAGTCAAGGATGCTGATTATATGGAGGAAACCGATGGTTATAGGATCAAGGACGCTGAGCTTTTCGAGGTGTCAGTCGTGTCTGTGCCGGCCAACCAGGCCGCCATCTTCTCTGTAGCGAAGTCATTCGACTCAGAAGAAGATTATAAGGCCTGGACAGCCCAGTTTAGAAACGATCCTCAAGTTGTTAAAGGTCAGTCTGAAAATGACTCACCAAAAGAAACAGCGAATGCTGTCTTCGGAGAAACTATTATGTCTGATAATAAGGACTTTAATATCGAAGAGTTTGCTAAGGAAGTTGCACGTAAAACTGCTGCTGAGATCGCAATGGCTCAAGCCACTCGTGATACTCAAGCTAAAGCGGAGGCTGAAAAGGCCGCTGCCGATGCGCTACAGTTGAAAGCAACACAAGAAGCAGAACTCGAACAGAAGAAAGCGGAGGTCCAAGCAGTCGTAACCGGTGTAACAACTGGAGCAGAACGTCTGATGGCTGATTTGGAAACCCGTATTAGTGAAAAGCAGGAAGATCTTGGCACTGTAGTCAACGAACTTCGTAGCCAACTCAATGAGAAATCTGCAGAGATTGCTCACATCCGTGAATCAAAGCGAGTCTTTGGTGCACAAGATAATAACTGGAAGAAGACCTTCGAACGTGATATGCAAGATGCTTACATCTTGGGTAAAGCGACAGGTCGAGGATATGAAACTAAGTTTGCAAAAGATATCATGGAAAAAGTTAACGCTCAATCTGGCGTTGCAGTTTCCTCTGGTGACTTTGAGCAAGAAGTTTCTAGTACTATCGAGCGCGACATTCAATTGTCTCTCGTACTAGCTCCTCTCTTCCGTGAAATTCAACTGAATTCCGCTACTCAGATTCTGCCTATTATGCCAGATGCTGGTTATGCAGAATTTTATGATCACGCTAGTAATACTACTACTGACGGTGCCGCACCTCATGGTAACTTGGCACAACGTGGTGACACTTATGTCGCTAATGGTGGTGGTGCTCGTGGTGGTGTTGATCTTTCAGAACGTACTCTTTCTGCGAAGAAACTGATCTCACTTTCCTACTTAGGAAATGAGACTGAAGAGGATTCAATCATTCCGATTCTTCCTCTTATCCGTGAAGCGGTTGTACGCTCTCACGCTCGCGCGATTGAGCAAATGATTCTATCTGGTAATTCTGCTGATGGTGTTTATGGCACCGGTGGCGCTTCTCCAAATGGATTGATTGCAGACGCTCTTGCAGACTCTGATAAGACTCAAAGTGCGACTGCTTTTGCCTCTGAAGTTCTAACTGCTGCTCATTTGTTAGCAGCTCGTAAGAACATGGGCAAATATGGTATTAACCCTGCTGACGTTGTTTACATCGTTAACCAGGCGGAATATCACAACCTGATTGCAGATGCTGCATATGCAGATGTTAACCAAATTGGCGATGCTGCTAATAAGTTAACTGGTGAAGTAGGCCGTGTTTACGGTTCACCTGTAATCGTTTCAGATGAGTTTGCTACTCCAGCTGTCGGTAAAATGTATGCTGTAGCAGTGAACGCACGTAACTATGTAATTCCGCGTCTTCGTGGTGTTACGGTTGAAAGTGATTATGAAGTTGCTAATCAGCGTCGCGTGTTGGTTGCTACCCAACGCATTGGCTTCTCTGATATTATTGATAACGTCACCTCTAAGTGGGGACTTCAATACAAAGCCTCTTAATCATTTAAGGGTAATTTACCAGGGGAGGTCCGCCTCCCCTCGGTTTATTTATAGGAACAACTAATAATGGCAAATTTATTTACATTGGATGATTACAAAGCTTTCAAGGGCATTGAACACTTCAAAGATGATGATAAAATTAGCGCATTGGTTAGTCCTATAAGTGAATTGGCGAAAACTTACTGTGGAACTTCTTTTGTTGACTATTACGCCTCTGCTAGAACAGAGGTATTTGATATATTAGACAATCAGACTAGTGAGATTTTTGTTACGGAATCTCCACTAAATACAGTTACTTCCGTACAAGAAAGAAGTAGTATGACTGATGCTTATAACACTCTAGTAAATAATACAGATTACTATATTGACACAGAGCACGACAGAATATATAGGATTGATGGCGATATTACTGAGAAAGCTTTTGCAAGAGGCTTCGCTTCTGTTAAAGTAGTATATACCGCTGGGTACTCAATAACTCCTCCAGACTTGAAGCTAGCTTTATTTGATCTAACTACTTATTATCTTAAAGAAGAATACAAAGGTAGAAAATCATTAGCAGGCGCAGCTATTCAAAACGAGACAGCCACCTCTATCCGAGACGATATTGGTTTTCCGGATCACATTAAACGAATTCTAGATATGTATAGAATTGTGGATGTGATGTAATGGCTCGCGCTCAGACTACCCGAAGATCTGGCATACTAAACGCTTTAGCTGAGTTATTTCAGCGTATTGATGGCGGTGATGGGTATAAAACAGATTTAACAGGCTCTATCTCAACTCGAATGAGGTTTTGGGATGAAGTCGATAACTTTCCCTCTCTTCATATGTCAGCGGGCACTGAGACCCGTGAATATTATGGCGGTGGGCAAAAATTTAGATTCTTGACTGTTACACTACGAGTCTATGTAAACTCCGAAGACCCTATAGAAGAGTTGGAAGAGGTATTAGAAGATATTGAAACAATCATAGATGACGCTGGACAGTTTAACTACGAACAATCTGAGGGCTCGCAAAATATAATGCAAACCTCTATTGTAAGCATTTCAACTGATGAAGGCGTGTTGGCTCCTTTAGGAGTCGGAGAAATGATCTTAGAAATAAGATATTAGAGCTTTACTACTTCAGCAAACGCATAGTAAGTACAGCTCAAGTTAAAAAAGGAGACCATTATGGCTCTATATTTTCAACGCGACGCGACCCTACGAGTCTTCCCTAATAAGGCAGACGGTACGTATCCTGCAGGCAGTACGGCGTATGATATCCCTCTTTTAGAAGGATTTTCTTTTAGCCAAACTACTAACTCTTCAGAGGTAACTCTGTCTGAGATGGAAAGTACTACTGGTAACTCTCGTAGAGGACGTAAAATGTTTAACGACTCTCTCGCACCTGTTGAGTGGAGTTTTTCTACATATTTAAGACCTTACCTTGCTTCAACTAGCGCAAACCCTGGTTCAGGAACTACATTTTCTTGGGCAGACGGTGATCAACACCTAGTAGACGAAGTTCTTTGGAACGCACTACTAGCAAAAGGTCGTATTGGGGAAGCTAATAACGAAGTAGATAAAATTACTATTACTACGGCAGGAAGTGGTTATACTACACCTCCCGCAATCACTTTTAGTGGTGGTGGTGGCTCAAGTGCTACTGCAACTTCTAGTATTGGTCCAAGTGGTGATGTAACGGATATCAATATCACAGCTGGTGGTACAGGATTTACTTCTGCTCCTACAGTTGTAGTTGGTACAATATTTGCTGCAAGCACAGCACTTGCTTTAGGTGCTCAAGTTTTCCATGGTGTAAACTTGTATACAGTTACGACTGCAGGTACTACTCATGGTAGTACTGTTCCTACTCATACGAGTGGTGCAGTTGCAAACGGTAGTGCTACTCTTACTTTTGCAGGTTTGAAAGCAGTTGCAACTGCAACATTTGGTGATACAGATGACGCAGTAGCAAGCAGAGGTGGTTCACAAGGTGCAGCTACTTCTCTTCCTTTAGTTATGGATTCTGCTAAGTCAAACAAAGCAGCTCTGAATACGATGTCTTTAGAGTTTAACTTTGGTAACAACTTAGTATACCGACTAAACAAAGCAGTATGTAACTCTGCCACAATTAACTTTGATGTAGAGGGTATTGCAACTGTTGAGTGGAGTGGTATGGCGGCAACAATTACTCCGCTAACAACTCACACTGTTGCTAACGTTACAGATACGGCCGGCGGTAACGCAGGTAGTGCAATTAACGAAGGTGGAACGAGTGCGGATACTGAAAACTTTATTCGTAATCGACTAACCTCAATGTCAATTGTGCCTAAGGCGAACGGAACTACTATTGGAGCTAATACTGCTACCAATACCCCGTTCAACTCTTCAGGATACAATCTGACACTAACAGGTGGAAGTATTACGATTGAAAACAATATCTCGTACTTAACACCAGAGGAACTTGGTGTTGTTAATAAACCAATTGAACACGTAACAGGCGTACGTAATGTTGGTGGAAGCTTTACTTGTTATCTTGCCTCAGGCAATGGTAATAGTAAAGAGTTCTTTGAGGACTTAACAACAGCCGCAGGTTTGGATGTTATTACACACGACTTTACTGTAGTATTTAAAGTCGGTGGCGCAAGCGCAACTCCTAGAGTTGAATTTGAAATGCCACAGTGTCACGTAGAAGTTCCATCTCACTCTGTTGATGATGTAATTGCGTTGGAAACAACGTTTACCTCACTGCAAAGCGATATGGAAGATCAGGTAGCTGATGACTTTACTTTGAAGTCATTTGGTGTAGCCCTGAGCTAATAAGAATAGGCGGGGGTAAAACCCCGCCAATTTCTTGGAGATAAAATGTCTACAAAAGTAAAAGTTAAAAAGGATAAGAGTGCTTATAAGTCTTATACTGAAATAGCCGAACTTGCTAGAGGTAGACAAGAAATAAAAAATGAGAAGTTTCGTTCTTTTATTGATAGAAACTCTTCTGGAGTTTATTTTGCTGCTAGAGTAGTGCAAGAGCGATTAGATGCTTTAGCAAAGCAAGCTCAAGTAGCGTTAGGAAAGCAACAGCCAAAACAAAGAATTGGTGAAGATGGCGGTCGAGGAATGACTGCATCTAACTTTTCTACTAAAGTACAAACAGGTGATGATGGCACTCAAGCAGAACTAGCCATAGAAGGAAAGTTTGAGACTTGGAAGAATTTTTCAAAAGATCTATTTTCAGATCTTACTGGTAGTAAGCCCGGACTTTATCAACTAGGGCATAAAAACTTAGGGGTTGCTACAGCAAAAGCCGCTGTGTATTTAGAGCAGCTACCTTCGGACGATCCAATACGTCCTCAGCTAAGAGCTTATTTCTTAGCTTTAAAAGAGTTGGACAAAATTACAGATACAGTACTTGATCCAAGGGCTACTTTAGATGAGTTATTAACTACTGTCAGTAAGCTAGAAAAAGAACAAGATCGAGATGTAGTCACTAGATTTAAGCAAGATGTTAATATGCTCCAGGGCAAGGGGGATGTTAAGTTAGAGTTTGAGCACGAACTCTTTGAGGTAAACAATAGTAAAGCTAAAGTATCAAAGATAATCTTCTCACAAATTAGCGCACTGCTAGGAGACCCTGATTATAATGACGTTATAGCCCAAACTAACCTAGATTTTTCTAGACTTAAAGGGTCTAACTCTTTTTCGGACACACTTACAGAAGAATTTATAAACTTAGCTGTAACAGGGAAATCTAGAAGTGTCAAAGTTAAGTCTAATAGTAGGGTAAAAAAAGCTAAGAAGGCTAAGCTAGGGGCTTCAGATTTAAAGAAGAAAAGCACCCAAGCTCTGAAGAAAACACAGACTAGTGCTAAGCTAGCCAGCAGTGTTACTAGAAGACCAAGAGGGAAAGGCGATGCCGGCTTAGGCTCTCAACAGCATGACTTACAGCTTTTTACATTATTAAAAGCAAAACTGCCACAAACAGTGGCAAAGAACATGGGACCGCCAGGTCTAGAATACCGAACAGGACAATTTGCAGGCAGTGTCACACCAACAGATGTTAGTAGAACTGCTCAGGGTTTCCCAAGTGTCGGTTACACTTATAGAAAAAATCCCTATCAAGTATTTGAGATGGGAGCAGGCGATGCCCGTTGGGCTACTCCTGATCGAGATCCTAGAAAAGTGATCGATTTATCTATAAGAGAAATTGCAGCCCAGTTAGTGGTAGGTAGACTTTATACACGGAGACAGTAGTGGCCTTAAATTTTGCAAGAGATACAGATGTTTATCTTTACCATGGTAATTCATATTACAAACTTCATGTGTCTCAAATAGAATTCGATCAAGCTTTTCAGCAGGATTCTTATAAGACAAAAACTATTGATAAGCCTACTAACTTGGTGGATGCGTCTAAAATTACTGCTGCTAATGCTGCAAATTTTAATATTACACTTCCTATGGTTGATGAGTCTTCTACTTATCAACATATCATCTTGCAGTTACTACTAAGCAATACAAACAGTACTTTAGATACTTTTACTTTATATGTCGATCCATCTACGTCTAATGAGGCAGACAGTTATAGACGTATGTATCAAATAAGTAACTGCGTATTAACTAGTGGCTCTTTTACTATTGGAAACAATGCTGTAATGCAGTTACAAGTAACCGGACAAGCATCTCAGGTTTCACGCATCAACTACAGTGCTTTTAATATTGGTAATTATACTACTTTTGACTCTCTAACTTATGCTGTATCTAAAATTATCAATGTTACAGTAGATGGGTCGCTCCTAGAAGGAATATTTGGGGTAGCTTTAGAGGTTCAAAATAATATATCATGGACAAAGAATAAAACGTTACAGAACAGTCTCGATATAGCAGGGCATAGTCAAACAGTTTACCCCGCTAGCTTTGTCTTTACGGAGCGAGTAGTTTCAGGAAGTATTACCCAGTACATAGGAAACTCTTTAGCGGCGTACTCGAACATACAAACATGGAAAGAAAATATAGCAGTAAGGATTCAGGCTGGTTTAGCGTCAAACAATTTTCAACTAGACGCGCAGTTAAGTCCTTGCTCTTTTACGAATAGAGTAACACCTACGGAGATTTATTCGCAGGCTTACGACTATAGAATGATGGGACACCCATCAAATTTAAACAGTTCATTCACTTATTAGGAGATCAGAATGAAATTAGCAGAACTATTAGTAGATACTAAACTTGCTTGGATTGAGTTTCCAGGTTGTGAAGGATTTGAGGTGGAAGTCGCAAATCTATCACGTAAAGAGTTAGTAAATTTAAGAAAGAAGTGTCTAAAAACTAGATTTGATAGAAAGACACGACAAGCAGAAGAAGAGTTGGATGATGAGAAATTTGTAACTGAATTTACAAAAGCAACCATCAAAAACTGGAAAGGGTTCAAACTAAAGTTTCTAGAAGACTTATTATTAGTAGAGCTTGGAGACAGTAATCCAGAAGATGAGCTAGAATATAACTTTGAGAACGCCCACTCTCTAGTTTCTAACTCTACTGAATTTGATAATTGGGTAAACGAGGTAGTCTTTGACCTTGCCAATTTTCGCGGCGGAGCAGAAGAACCTTCTGTGGGATCGACTGGAAAAGTGGCAAAAAAACAGCGAAGTAAAGATGACGAAGGATCGGTATCTTGATATGATGGAACAGCTAGGCCAAAAGCCTAGCATGGAGGAAATGCCTCCGGACTATGAAGATTTCCCAGATATAGTTATTGAAGCGATAGAAACCTTTAATAGCTTGGGAGATCGAGTTCAAGCAGATATTGGATATATAGGCAAAGACTATACTAACTTACCTTACTATATGAAAATAAATAAGGTAGAAGACGAAGATTTATTTTTAAGCATCTTGCTCAGGTTGGATGCTCAAGCCATAGAAATTTCATCCAAGCGGATGAAGGCTCAAATGGATAAAGCGAAGAGAGGACATGGCTAATAAGGTAATATTTACAGTTGAGGGTAAAGGCAAGAATCTAAAGAAGACTTCTAAAGAGGTCAACGACTTAGGTCGCGGTGCAGAACGTGCGGGCAAAGGTTTAGATGGCGCTACAAAAGCTCAAGATAAATACCATAAAGGCGCAAAAGGAACTGCAGGAGCAACTTCTAATAGTACAAAGGCCTTCTCAAAAATGCAGCAGTCGATCGGTGGAGGATCGTCTGGTCTTGTAGGTGCCTATGCAACATTGGCAGCAAACTTATTTGCTGCAAGTGCTGCATTTAATGCGCTACAGAAAGCCGCCCAACTAGAAGGTGTTGTTAAAGCTCTTGATGATGTAGGTGCTGCAGCAGGTAGAAACCTGACTGCGGCTTCTGCACGTCTGCGTGAAGTAAGTGGTATGGCAATATCTGCCGACCAATCTTTGCGTGCAATGTCTTTAGGGGTGTCCTCCGGTTTTAGTACGGAGCAAATGGAAGGGCTAACAAAAGTTGCTCGAGGAGCTTCAGTTGCTTTAGGCAGAGACTTAGGTGATGCTCTTGACCGTTTGACTCGAGGTACTGCAAAGTTAGAGCCTGAAATCTTAGACGAATTAGGTATTATGGTTCGATTAGATGATGCGACTGCGGAATATGCCGCAACAATTGGAAAGTCTGTAAATGACCTGTCTCAGTACGAGAGGCGTCAAGCATTTTTAAATGCTACCTTGGAACAGGGTACTAAAAAGTTTGGTGAGTTAGCAGAAACTATTGAAGTAAATCCCTACGATAAGTTAGCCGCTACCTTAGGTGATACTGCTAAACAATTCTTGACTCTTATAAATAAGGGAGTTAAGCCTTTTGTAGAAATACTAGGAGCAAATCAAGGTGTTTTAGTGGGCACTATAATTATGTTTGCTTCAACAATTGCAAAACAGCTTTTACCCGCCATGACTACTCTAGGGGCTAAAACTGTTCAGCAATCTAAGTTAGATGCAAAAGCATCTGCAGACAGACTAAAGCTATTAAATGTTTCTAATGGTATGCCTAAAGCCTACATACAGGCTGCACAAGCTATGTCTAAGGGAAAAATAACTCAAGAACAATACGATAAAGCTCTTCGTAGTACCGCATCTTCAATAACAAGGCATCAGGCTGGGTTACAGAAGATGACTCTTTCTAATTTTGAAGCTACAAAATCTTACGTTAAGAAAGCTATGGTTATGCGTCAGGTTAAAAAAGCAAGAGAAGATTTAATACGAACTGCAATGATGCATGCTACTGTACAGGCAAAAGAGAATGCAGGTAACGCTATTCAAATGATCGGACAAGGAAGTCTTATACGCGGGTTCGGAGCTTTAGGACGATCTATAGCATTATTTACTTCTCAAACTCTTGGTGCTACTGCTGCGGGCAATGGTATGACAAGAACTATGGCCTTTATGCGAATAGGCGCTTTTGCTTTATCTGGTGCGCTTCGTGGAGTAGGCTCCGCTTTTATGGCAATGCTCGGTCCGATTGGTCTTGTAGTTAGTGTCGGTATGATGTTGTACGATACTTTTAAAGATAAGTTTATACAACATAAGCCCGTAAAAGAAGAAGCCGATAAAATAGTGAAAGAACTAGAATATATCGAAAATGTTGGAAGAAAGTTTGCAGATAACATGGATAAGTCAGGAGCCGGCTCTGCAGATAATGTTGTAGCGGGCTACAAAGCTTTGGGCGGTGTATTACAAGAGTTACAAAGCAACTTAAACCGTGTTCAACGAGCTCATGTACAAACTAAAGCTACAGCTATAGATGCAGCAAATGCAGAAATAAATGCCCAACAACTTATTGTGGACGCTAATAAAAATAAGGCACATGAAAACGGTAGACATCAAAAGACTGCGGCAGGTAAAGCTTATGCCGCTGCAAATGCTGCCATAGAGAAGCAGAAAGACCTTATAAAAAAAGCGGAAGCAGAAATGAAATCTTTAGCTCCGGAACAACTATTAAGAGTAATAGATGAAACTAATTCAAAGCTATTACAAACAGGTGCCTTTGGAAAGTTTTCAGAAGTTGGTGTAAAAGCCATAGCAGATATAAGAAAAGAAGTAGAAGCAGAAGGCGGCTCTATAGAAGAAGTTAATCGTAGACTTGAGGAAGCTATTCGCCCTATTATGAATATGGCAGGAGCTTTTGACACTGCAAACGATGCCGCTTCTCAATTTAGAAAAGAACAAACAAAACTTGCTACAAAAGCTACTACACCTTTTGATGGCGTAATAGACGGTGCAAAAGGAATGTTAAAATCTTTAGAAGTTGTTGAAGCATCAATTAAGAATTTATCAGAAGGAGCAACAGACAACGAAAAAGATAAACTACAAAATGAAAGAAAAGTTCTTCTAGCAGAAATAAATAAACAAATGGGCTCCGAATTTTTAACAGGCTCAGATAATTTACAAGACTATGTGGATAGTCTACTTACCGCCAGAAATACTTTGCTCCAGAGTAAAGGAGCAATTAAGAATCTTCAGAAAGAACAGAAAGATTTAAATAGCTTAGATAAATCTCAAACAACTTTAGGTACTTTGAACGCAGTAATTGCAAAAGAAAAACAACTTAGAGACCAAAGAAAAGCCGCAGCTGAAGCAAGTATAACGTTAACAGAATTGTCTTTGGGTAAAGCTAATGAAAAGGCAATCAAAGACGCAGAAATAGCAGTAGCACAGGCAGGAAACGATACAGCTAGAGTAGCCGCACAAAATGAACTAGACAGACTCATGGAGAAGTCTGAGCAAGCACGCCTGTCTAATTTAGATGCACAACAGAAGCTAAACAGAGAACTGTTTGAAGAAAAAGTTGCACAAGCAACAGAAGAGTTTCGACTAGCCCAAAGAAAGGCAGAAGTTTCTATAAAAGAAAATCAGCGAGCACAAGAGCTGTTGGATCTAGGCAAAGAAAGAACTACTCAAATTGCAGGTCTTGTTAAGGCCCAAATGGAAGCTACAAGATTAGAAAGACCCGGAGCTACAGGCAACGAAAGTGCTACTAAAGGCGAGGAGTTAGCCTCTTTTCAAG